GTATGCCATTTGTGTAGGTGATGCTATTAAATTATCCATTATACTACTGCGACCTTTGGTCCGAGTCTTCCTTTGCTATTCCACTTAGAAGTCTCTGTTGTTGAATGTCTTAGACTCATAACTGCATAACGAGTAGCAGACATTAAGTCGTCCTTTAGTTTTACTATCTTACCATCCTTACGATGATATAATCTGTATTCTTCAAACCACTCATAACAAGTGTTGAAGACTTTAAATCTTCCTTGTTCCATGCGAGATAACATATCCATTATCCCTGCTTCTACACTGTTACCACCTTTCTTCTCACCTAATGCAGGTGGGTTCTCAAAGTGAAACGGTAGCATATTAACATTAGCTTGTCTGTAATGTTCAGCTAATGTAACACCACTTCCCTTATCATGTTGGTATCCATCATGAGGAAATGCTATCGGTATGTAATGACTTCCCTCACGTTCATTGATATGTGTTGCATGATAATCAGGAGTTTGTTTGGACATACGGTATACATCGTAGATGTAAACTATGTCTTCATCTCTATCCCATGCTACCCATACAACTGCTGTAGGGTGGTCATAACCAAAATCAAGACCTGCGATACGGGGGTAGTGAGACGGAATGGTAAAGGGTTCACAGGTCAAATTGTCTTCTAATATGGGGAATACCAGTCCACTACCTATCGTTGGTATTCCTTTACTACGCATCTCCCTTTCATGGGGTGGGAGTGCTTGTAAAATCTGTTCTTTCATTTTATCAGTCAAGTGGTCAGCATCTTCCCAACCTGCTGTAACCAATGCCTGTCCTGGCTTTAAATCGCTTGTAAAACTTTGTACTACCTCAGTCACCCCTGACTCAGGAGTAAAGGTCATATAGACCATTCCCTGCCTGTCTAAGGTACGTGTAACACACTGTGAGTATATGTCTTGTGGTGGTTCTTCATCTAGCCATACAAGGTCAATACTTTCCCCCATAAATTTTTCAGCACCCATCTCGTATGCTTTAAAGGCAACTCTCGACCACCCACCTGAACTATGTTTAACAAGGACTGACGAATGTGCATTTGGCACTCCAGGTTTCCTCGTGGTTTCACCAATGAGATGTTTAGGGATACTTCCCTTTCCTTTATCTCTTGGGTTGTCGGGTTGCCCGAACAATTCTCTTTGGCAGATATCACGTGTCGTTTCATTAGACGCACCACATACCCATGCCCTAATTGGCTCTTTGTATCTTCTACCTACCCACCACTCAGGATATAGTCCTGTCAAATGTATTGCCATTTCCATAGCGCCCACAAATGATTTACCTACCCTATTCGCAGCCATTAGTAATCGTTGGTTAGCTTCAACTCCTGTTTCATGGAAGTTTGTTTGAAATCTGTAGGGCTTGTAATAGTTAAGTCTATTTTCTTCTTGGCGCTTCTTGAGAGTGGATATTATCTGTTCTATTCTTTCTTGTTCTGTAGACATAATAATCCGAGTTCATTATCTAACACTTTGTAGAATATGTCAACACCATAATTCTAATACGAGTACTTTAAGGAAATGTTCTACTAATGGATATGTCCAAGAGAATATGAATGGGAGATATATATATACAGCCATGCGTCAAGGGGGTTGAGGGGTATGCTGAGAATGATTCTCATTAGCATATAAGAATAACCCTTAGAATGATTCTAATTATCATTAACAAATAAGAATGATTACTAGTTGCATTGAGAAAAATATTTTTAAAGAGTGGGTGCTAGAAAAGACGTTTATTTCTAATTTCTTTTTAAATGTTTCTATGTTTCACGTGGAACTTATTAATAAAATTATAATAGTATTATATATATATTATCTATGGGAATCTTTAACGGTTTAGGTGGGCAAAAACTAAAATTATAAATGATTATTATTCTCACTTGAGAATGGTTATCAATGTGTTCAAATATTGTACAACATTAGAAAATACTTATATTCTCTTATTTGATTGTTATATACCGTATATGTTAATTAGGTAGTAGGACATATTAAAATATAAACGTCTGTTTTTGGGCTATTTAAGGGCTTTATTTGGGCAATTCAGTTTTCTCTAATATACTCGTAAGTCATTGATAAATATAGAAAATCGTCTCATGTTTCGTCTGTAAGTTATTGATTTATTTTAGCCATTTGTTCAAACTTTGTACAATTTATTGTTCATATTTTGTACGATTTCAAATGCTATTTTAGATATATATATGTATCAATAAAAATTAATTTAAATTTATTTATGTTTTACTATTGACATTATGTTTTACTAGTGCATAATGGGAACCATAGTTTGGTGATATTACAAACTTAAAGCATATAAATATCGGTGCATACCACTCTTGTATTATCAGCGAAGATATCACAAACGAACAAGGGAAACACAAACAAGGTTTGATTAATGGTACATGGGAATAGTAGCCATAGATATAAAGTAACTTATCTATCCCTAAGAGAAGCAAACAAAGTACACCATGCGTTCTTAGTAAGTAGCAATGACTTACAACGGTAAATAAGTAAATGTTAGTTATATTTTTATATCTCAAGGGTATAGATTCGCATTAATTGTTCCGTTTATCTTGTAGGTTATACGGGTTTTAATAATGAATCTGTACCCGTGTTATAGCTATATAAGTCATTGATTTATATAGGTATAACAATAACAAACGAGGTAAAAAAAATGTATAAATATATAACACATGATGCGAGACCAACAAACAAATCTAATTTGAAAGTTGTAACAAGTTCAAGAGCAAATGATGTAATTGAGCTTGTAAGCTATCAAACAACGGTTGCTTATGGTTACATAAAAAGTGAGGTTTATCAGTCATACATTTTAGGTCATATGAGTGATTCTCAAATACTTGAAAATTGCAACTGGTATTTTACTGATGAAAAGTATTCAGTAACTACAAGCAAACAAGTAACTAGATTTTTAAATTCTGTATGTGGTGGTCGTGAAAATGCGACAGAAATGCCACATAAATATTTTAGAGAAGCGATAGAAACTGGATTATATATATAACAACAACAAACGAGGTAAAAAAAATGAAACAACAACAATTAATTGAAGACTTAAAACGTGAGTTAATCCGTTCTGAAACTGATAGGATTTTACATTGTTTTATGTTAGGGCTAAGTCATTATGACTTTTTAAATGATGCGCCTGTTACGTGGAAAATGTACTTTGACGAGTACGAAACACGTGAGATATTCGAGACAATTTGTTTTAATTAATAATAAATATATTCCCGTTGACTACGGTTGACGGGATATATATATAACTATGTCTAGGCATGGTTATATATATATCAATAATGATATATAAAACAACAACATAACGAGGTATATAAAATGAAAACTAAAGATGTAATAGCAAAAGTACAAGATAAACTTTTATCTTTAATGCAAGAACACGGGACAGACTGGGCTAAATCATGGGCTAGTAGAACTGTAGACGGGTTACCATTTAATAAATTTACAGGTACAATTTATGACGGTATCAATATATTTATATTAAGTTGTAGCGCAGAGGATAAAGGGTATCAATGTAATCAGTGGGCTACGGCTAAGAACTGGAGAGATGCAGGTTATTTAGTTAAGAAAGGAGAACATGCAGAACATATTTTGTTTAGTAAACCTATCAAAACTGAAAGCAAAACCGAAACTGATTCAGAGGGTAACCCATTAGTTAAAAATTACTGGTGTAATAAATCATATGCCGTCTTTAATGCCGAGCAAATCGAGGGCTATGAGATAGAGAAACCTAAGACTAATGAGATATCTGAGCTAGAGTTGATTGAGACTGTAGAGCAATATGTTAAAAATACAGGTGCAAGTATACATCATGGAGGTAACAGGGCATTCTTTACACCTAACTATGATGAGATACATATGCCAAAACCTGAACAATTCAAATCAACAGGTACATCAACAGCGCAGGAAAATTACTACGGTACATTACTACATGAGTTAATACACTGGACTGGATATAAAGATAGACTTAACAGAATCAAAGGAAAATCATTTGGAGATAATGACTATGCCTTTGAGGAGTTAGTTGCAGAATCGGGCAGTGCAATCTTATGTACATTACTAGGTATATCAGCAGAGCCAAGACCTGACCACGCAAAATATCTAAACAGTTGGATTAAGGGTGTAAAAGATAACCCTAATGCAATGATTAGCGCTTTCAAATTATCAAGTAAAGCAATCAAATATCTTGATGAATTGCAAAGCAAAAAACAAATGGTTGCATAACATAAACAAATCTGTATAATGTTATACAACACGGTGGCTAGGCATGGTGTTTAGCCACCACTTAACAACAACAACGGAGATAACAAATGAAAAAATATATATTAAACATGCTTACATTCGGTTTATACAATCGAGTAGACTTGATGAGCCAAGCACTGATTGATGCAGTAGCAAAGCAAACAATTAGAAATCAAGAGTTACAAAAGAGTATAGATGATATCGAGCAACCTGACATTGATGATGCAGTTGATACATACTTACAAAATAACTTTTGTCCAGGCGATTACAACTTGGTTGATGAGGGAGATATTGACTACATGATTGAGAAAGCGATTGATGATTTAAGAGATGAACTTGAATCAAAGATTGATGAACTCGAATCTGATAAAGAGTAAAACGAATTCATGCTACGTGGGGTAGCTGAATAAACAGAGATGTTATGTTAGGTGGGTACGACATGCCCACCTGATAGCAACGGGAGATAAATAAATGAAATATACAGTAACTATGGAAGTGATATATAGAAAAGTTGTAACAGTTGATAGCATATCTAAACCTTATGCTGAGAGAGATGCTAAAACTGTTATCTATCAAAGATGCCATGATGATGAAATTGTAAGAAGCATTGAGGTATTAAAAACGAGTGAAATAAAAACGGGAGATAAATAAAATGTTTAAAGACTTAGACTTAAAAGATGCTTTGGGAATCATAGGACAGTGCGACCATTACAAGGTTGAAGCTCAAGTAGATATTATAGGTACAGTACCAGTATCTTTAGCAATCACTGGACTAGAGGTACAAAGAGCAAAAGCTAGATTAGAAAAAGATATAAGAGATGCAATAGAGGAAAAGATAAAATCTTATCCATACTACATAAATTATACAAACATAGGTGATGTAAAATTTGTGTACTCAGATGAGGAGATAAATAAATGAAACCAACAATAGAAACTGATACGGACTTAGTGTTTGATGTTTGCGACCAAGTCGTGAACTATCCACAAAAGATATATGACTTGTTTGAGGATTATATGTACATGTATAGCATAGGCAGTGAGCATTACTTTAAACACAGAGACACAAGAGAATATATAAGTATCGGAGCAACATTATACCAATAGGAGAATAAATAAATGAAGACAGTTAAACACATACGTAAGCCGAATACAGTTTGGTCAAGCTATAAAATAAGTTTGTCCGACTATGATTTACTTAAATTAATTCATAACCTAGAAATAGGTGGCATTGATGAATTTAATAAGGAGTATATCAAAGATATTCTAGGTATAAAGTATAACCTTTATGCTGTAGAAAAACATGACGGAGGTACGTGGTATGGTAAAGCTAAAAACGTAATTCTTGAATTGAAGAACGGTAAGACTAGAGACATAGGACATTTTGAGGATAGAAAATAATGAAGACAGAAGATATATTACTTGAACTTGGTAAGGGTAGTACCCGTAGACCTAGAGTTATAGATGATAAAACATTTAATGAGAACTGGGATAGGATTTACGGCAAGAAAAAAAAGGAGGATAAACAAAATGATAAAAAGAAATCGTCATAAGACATCTTATAGAAGTAGTAAGAAAGTTAATCCTAAACGTAGGGCGCTGAAGAAGTTTAATAAAAAACTCAGACGCACTTATCAAGGAGGTATCGAATGAAGTGGTATCAACAATATAGTAATCAATACCGAGACAGTAAGATTAGGTTGGCATGTGGCTCTAACTTTTTAGAGGGCATGGGATTCTATGTAACTTTAAAACAAATGATAGCTGATAACTATGAGGGTGGTAAACCTGAAGTTGAGTTTGAGTTTGGATATTTAAAGACTGTGTTGGGCATAAAAAGTATGCGAACATTGGACAAACTTCTAGCAAACTTGAGTGAAAGTGGAGTGATACTTGTGTCAAAGTCAGACAAAACTGTATCAATACTTATGCCTGAGATTGAGGAAACACAAGACAATTATACTAAGAAGTGTACGAACAATGTACGTACTACATTACATAACAATACAAAACATAACAATACAATAATAGACTTAGATAATAAACTATTTAACGGAGGTAATTAATAATGATGGTAAGAGTATATAAAGATGTTTATGTAGATGATAAAGAAAAATATGATTGGATTAAAGAGGTTGCTATTGATGTAGCATTAGATTGTTTGAGTGATTTTGATATAGAAATATTGGAGGAAGATAATGAGTGTAGATAATGAAAGAATAATAGAAGAAAGATATGAGGATGCAGTTGATGAGATAACAAGTAAGACTGTTGATGAGTTCTTAACTTTATGTGAGGACGAGGGTATTAAAGATATGGTACCTAACATTGACATGGTCATAGATGAAATCGCAACGAGGTGGGCTAACGGGAGTAGAGGATGATTGAAACATTAATGATATTGTTTGCTTTATTTTCTATTGCAATAGCTGTATGGTTTTGTAAGGAGTAGGAAATGAAAAAAAATTTTAACCCATTTGGAAATACATTATACTTTCCAAGAGATTGGCATAGACCTGATGTAGATACCATGATAGCAGTGCATGAGATGTACGAGACGGGCAGTGTAGATAGTTTGCTAGTCAAGGCATACCCTGACGGAAATGATGACGGTAGAGGGCTACATAAGAAGTATTTAAAATATAAGGAGGTGTAATGCTTGATGATAATGATATAAAGAATCTGTTTACTATGATGACTACTTTGTTTGGGCATAAGTTCAAGAGTGGATATGGTACAGGTATGCAGGGGAATAAGTTATCTGTTACAGGTAAGGTGTGGCAACGTACACTCAATGGTGTACCACATATCAGACAAGTGATAGATAAATTATTCTTACCTGATAGTGCAATCTTTCAGAGCAAGGAATGGTGTCCTGATTTGAGAGAAGTTATGCAGATGTGCCTTGACATATCGAAGAACATAGAGCAGAATATAAAAAGTAAAACATTAAAGTTAGAGACGGATGACCACAACGTAAGATTCTCTGAGTTCTACGTTGCGAATCATAAGGGTGATAATGATAATGATTATCAGTATCATGTAGATAATATAAAAAAACACGGGAGAAATAAATGATAGACAGACTGAACGGAAGTATTGATTCATTGAAAAGGATAAGCGACCTATGTAAAAGGATTAATCAAATCAATGCTGAACATAATGGTGCTAGAAACACAGACCTAGATTCAGTAATAAAATTATGTGATGACATGGTTGAATCATATCAAGAAATGATAGACGGTATCATGGAAGATATGCACAGAGAATCAAGAGGTTACAAAAAGGGAGACTTATCAAATGAAACTATTAACTGATGCTAAGAACAAAAGTCAAATGGTATTGGCGCACTTGCAACACTATGGAAGTATAACTACATGGGATGCAATCACACAGTACAAAGCAACAAGACTATCAGCTATTATATTTAATCTTAAAGAGAAAGGATATAATATTGAGAGTGTTAAGAAAGACGGTGACGGGTGTAAGTTTGTTGAATATATATTACATGAGA